CTTTGTGATCGTTGCGCGCTGATTAACGCGCGTTCCAACGCCATAGTTTTGCGGATGCCCCAGTACTTCATAGGCATATCCGCCTTGCTGACCTTGGCCGCTTCCATTGCCGTTGTAGTAACTAAGGATGCCGATTGCAGTGACAACTTGTGTGCCAGTTGTGGTGTATCCATCGCTAGCGCCGGTCACCATTTCCGGGTTATTGAAGAACTCACCAGCGAGCACTTCCTCGCCAGAGCAGGTGACCTGAATCGTGCCGTATGCGGTCGAATAGGTTTTGCCGAAGCCTGATGCGTAACCGGTGCCCGTTAGCTTGCCGGTCAGGCGCACCCAACGACCTGTTGCATTGGTGTATTTGGCAAGGATCGAACCAGGGCGCGGCACCAAGCGGTACTCCATCTGCCGGCCGCCGGTGTTGCCTTGCGGCTTCAGTCGGATGAAGTTGTACTGATCAACGGGGCGGCTGCCAGTAACAACAAACTGCTCTTGGATGCGCGACCATGCGTATGGCGTGCCATCAGGCTGCGGATCAGCAGGGCGAACTTCAACGGCAAACGCACTGGTGCGTGCCATGTATTTATCCAGTGTGCCGTTGGTCAGATTCGTGTCGTCGTTGTCAAACTCCAGCAGCTTCGGGGCACGCGGTACATTTTGGAAGTTGCACAAGCCACTAGCGCGATTCCATACATTGCTGCGAATACCGATTTCAGTTGCATCAACCGGGCGCGTGTTGCGGATGCTGGCGATTGACACCTGTGCCACCGGCCAGAATGATGGTCCGCAGTAACCATCGGCGGGATTATTGGCTGGCGGATCTGCAAATTGACCACCGCCTTTACTGGTTTGCGTCTTGGTCTTAACTGCCAAGCTGCCAGCAATGCCAATCGTATGCTGAGTGCCCACGGTTTCAATGCACTCAAGCGTCACTGATACAGACTGCTTGCGCGGAATGTAGATAGCATTTGTGCGGCTGCGCACCTTAAAGATGCAATTGCCAATCATGATCTGTGTGCCAACTTGCAGCACGCTGTCTGCAGCTTCTCTTGCGGAATGCAACGCGTTGTTGACATCACCCATGTCAACACCTGAGCCACTTTGCAGGTTCAGGTCATTGCGCTGAAACTGGCGGCTATCAATGAAAAACTCAACCGTATCGCCAACGCTGCATGTCACCTCAGTTGGTGTTGATGGAGCGCTGCCGTTATGTGCAACAAGTCCCATGCACGGGCTGTAACCTGCGCCAACACCAGGCATCCCCTGATCTTTGGCATTGGCATTAGTGCCGGCAATCTTTTTGCGTTCATCTGAGATGCGACCACTCGGATCACCAGATGACTTCGGCCGGCTGATCACACGCCAGTTCAGGCGATATGCCGTGCCATTTTTGATTGGATTGAACAAGCCAAATGCAGTTGCATTAGACGGCTTGTAGGTCTGGCAGAAGCCAGGGCTATCGGGGCCGAATGATGTCGGGCACAAGAAAACATCATTGAACGACACCGGATCACCCGATGATGCAGTGCCCTTGCTGCCATAAAGCAGGTTGCTTGCATAGATGCGACCGCTGATGTCGCCGCTGCTGGTGGTGCCAGGCTTGTAGTAGAACGCAAAGCGGCTGGCATCCAGCACGTCTAAGCCGTTGTTGCCGATGTAGATGCCAGCAAGGTCAGGCCGCTTTTGTCCGAACCCGATGGTCTCACCCAGCACATACATCAACCGCAGTGCTTGGTGCGTGCCGTAGCTCATCGTCCGCGACCACACCAGCTGCGGCTGGGCCATGATGCCGCCCGTGACACCAAAGCCGTGCTCTTGGTAGTCGCCGAACAGGATCGCAAGGCGGCTGCCGTATTCGGCTAGCTCTTGGACGCCATCAAAACCAGTCGCGGCATTGAAGCGCTGCCGACCACGTTGGCTGCCGAGCGTGCGCTGGCGGATGTTTGTCTGCTCTGGTGTCTGCGGCTTTGGCGCCAGCAGATAGCTGACGGCACTGAACGCTACACCGATCGCAAGGCTGACAAGTGCCGGCACAAGTGCCGGACCGTTTTGAACATCAGGAATCAGCGCATACTCTGCCGGGCGTTCACCTGCTCGCTTTTGTACTTCACTAACAAAAAATCGGTATTCGTCTTCGCTGCAACCCAGTGCATCAATCAGCTGCCTTTCATACGGAAGCAAGGGCAGACGATACAGTTCGACAGCGGAGTCCATTGCACCGTTTCGCTCAGCTGCTCGATGCTCAGGATCCCGCCGTTCCATACAACCCCGAAAGCTTTGTCGGCTGCAGGCAGCAGCAACACGTCACCATCATACGAAGGCACTACCACGCGATCACCCCATGTCAGCAACCAGCGTGCAATTTGGCGCGGGCTGGCTTGATACATTTCAGCCGTGATCGATGGATGTTGCAGCCCCAGCAGGTCCAGCACGGCGGTGACCAGATGGATGCAGTCGATGGTGCCATCGCTGCCATCAGCGCCGAGGCGATAACGCAGGCCGATCAGATCAGAACAGCAGCGTGCCACTGATCGGGATGCTGCCGACAAGTTTTTGCTGAATTGTGCGTTTCGGGATGTCACCACCGACCGCATCCAAGACACTGTTCAGCCGGAAGACCACTGTGTCCTGCCGCCAGCCACCGCTGGCTACCTGGCCGACGTAATCGTGCAGCGTGGTTTGGCTTGATGCTGGGTTGGTTGAATCAGCGATGATCCGCACGGATACGGTTGCGATCCAGTCGTTGCGAATCGCCTCATCCGCCCAACTTCTGGCAATCTCGTTGTTGGGGAACACCAAGCTGGCGTCTACGTTATCCCCGGTGCGATTGACCGTGATACCGCTGAAACCAAAAGGCAGGAACTGATGACCGTTGACTGTTTGTCCGATCCAGAAGTTTTGGAACTTCAATTCAGCGCCAGTGTCCTTTTTGAGTGTTAGGTAGTGGCCGAGAGCGATGTCCATCAGATGCCAACCCTCCGGCGAGTAGAGCTACTCATTTGGAGCTTACGCAATGCACGAGTCTCGCCTTGTGCGGCACCTTGTTGTGCTGCCTGACGCATACCAGCTTGGAACTGATCAGCCGTAACGTAGTCCACGTTGTTGATGCGCTCCACGCTGTAGCGCACGTCAATCGGTTCCATCGTGGCGGCGCCAGCGCCGGCAGTCATTGGTTCCGTGGCATTGCCAGGGATCACGCCTGGACCGCGTGCGCCGGCCGAATATCGCGCCATCGCTGTGCGCATTTTGCTGCTGGGCAGGACATATTCAGACTCCCCGCCTTCGCCGATCAGCGCATTGGTCGGGCCCGCGACGAACCCACCAGCAGCAAAGCCAACACCAAACCCACCAAAACCCGCAGAACTACCAACTGTCCCAATAGAACCAAGCCCTAACCCTGCGCCAGAAACACGGCTGCCCGCAAGGCTGGGCACGCCACCGCCGCCCAATGCACCCAGACCAGAAAGACCAGTCCCGCGGCTGAAGATGCTTGAGATCGACTCAAGGATCGTGATCGTGATCAGCTGCGTGATGATCTGCGCAGCCATATCAAGGAAATGATCAGCAGTTGACTGGAAGAAACTGGCCAGCGCTTCCTTCGCTGTCATACTGCCTGACACCAAGCCGCGGAAGGCATTGCCAAACGCAGTGCCTATTGCATCCGCTGATTCGCGGATCATATTGAGCGGGGAAACAAGCTGATCCAGATTGGCCCGCGCTTCACCGATGGCATCAGACAAACCGGCAAAGATGCTGCTATCTGCGCCGAAGCTCATCTGATCCATAGCCTCGGTCATGGCCTGCCGAGCCTCATCAGCCTGCAGCTGGCCGAGCTTGATAATGCGGTCGATCTCAGCCTGCTGACCTAAGGCGTTGAGATATTGCTGAGCCAGACCGGTGCCCTGCGCGTTCACCAAGCCTTCAAACATCAGGGTGCCACCGCTCAGCTCACGCAGTTCGAGGATCTGCTTCTTCAGCCGCTCGCCTTCGTCGGCGATGTTGTTCAGCGCCTCCTGGTATTCGCGGTCGATCGCCTGCCGTGCGGTTTCGCCCAGGCCACCAGTGGCTAAATCAACGTCGCGGATGCGGCGCTTCAGATCAGCCGCCAGATCAGCCGACTGCAGCAGGCTGCGATTGTAGTCGTCCGCAGCCTTCTGTGCCGCACGCTGCCGCTCAGACTCGGCGCGAGCAGCAGCAGACTCCGATTCACGCTCAGCTCGCAGATCACGCAACTCGAAGCCACGGCTGCCGGCACTTGCACCAGGGCCAGCGGCATCGGTCCAAATGCTGCGGAACTGCCGCACGCTGGCGTTCCACCGCTGGCGGAAGCCCGTGCCGAACCGATCAGCCTCGGCCACGGCGCCTTGGAAGTCGCCCTTGAACACCAGAACGATGCGCTTGGCGAAGCTGCTGATCAGCTGCACCGACTCATCTACCAGCTTCACCATGGCCAGCAGCACCGTGGCCACGCTGCGGATGCCAACCTTGATTACATCGAACAGGGCCGTCCAGTCCTGTTTTGTATCGAACAGCTCAGAGAACACGTCGATGATGCTCTGCAGTGCAGGCAGCAGCGCATCCATCAGCTGCATCTGGAAGCCCTGCGTGCGGAACCCCAGCTTGGTGATGCTGTCGTTGAAGACTTCTGAACGCTGCGCGAACTCATCGCTCAGCTTGTAGTTGAACTCATCGAGGAACTTGCTGCCGCCGTTCAGGATCGTGATCAGCTCAACGCCGGATTTACCAAACAGCGACATCGCCGCGGCCGCCTTCTGCGCACCGTTGGGCATGTCAGCGAACCGATCGGCGATCTCGGCGAACGCCTCTTCTGTGCTCTTCAGCGTGCCATCCTCGCGCTTGATCGCGATGCCCAGTTGCTGGAAGCGCTTGGTCAGCTCTTCGTTGCCCTCGGCCGCGGCCACCATGTTCTGGTTCAGCTTGGTGAGGCCCTTGATCAGCTGTTCGTTGGTGACATCCGAGAGCGCTGCAGCGTTCTGGTAGCCGAGCAGGGCCTGCGCAGCGACGCCCGTGCGCGTGCTGGCCTTGCCCATGGCATCGGCCGCATCAATGCCGGACTTAATGAAGGCGGTGAAGCTGCCCACCGCCAGCGCAGCACCCAATGCCTTGAAGCTGGCCGACAGGCCGCCAACCGCCATCTTCAGGTTGTTGACCTTGCCGGTAACGCCCTGCATCGAGTTGCCAAGGCGGCGGATGTTGTTCTCGCCTTGAACGTCGGCCTTGATCCGCAGCAGGGCGTCGATGTTCACTTGCCTGCCCTCTTACTCATCGTCACCAGCACCGCCGCTTCCATGGTCTGCAGATCCTCCAGAACGGAGCGCTGGTCTTCCACTTCATAGAGTCTAAGAAGCCAGTTCACCGCGCCATAGTCCAGCCCAATCGGGCCGGCCATGCCAACTCTCCACTGAGTCTGGCAGCGCATGAACATCTGCACTGCCTCCCAGTTTTCCGGCAACACCTCAAAGTTGTCGTCGCGGTCATCCTCGGGCAGGGCCACGCCCAGGGCTGCAGCATCCCGCTGGCTGTTGTCTTCAATGCCGCCGGCCGCCCATCGCTCAG